TTTATAAAAGTTTCTCTATTTCTTTTAAATTGATTTGGTGTTGGTGCAGCCTTTTGGAACTAGTATTTATTTGCTGTTCGATCTTCCGTTTTTCTCTATTATCTTTTTCGGCTTCTAATTTTAATTTTGCAGTTTCAAGACGTTTAGATATTTTATAAATGCTGTCTGTAATTTTGCCCTTCATAAGGAAGAGCTCTTTGAAGTTCATTTTTGAAAAGTCAACATCTTGTTTTGTTGGAAGTAATGCCTTATGGTCCTGCCAGTGATCCAGCTCCTTCCATATCAATTGTTTTTCTTCATCCAGCGATTCAATTGAAAGCTGCAGTTTTAAGGCTTCAGCTTCAGCTTTTGCGGGGAGATCGTTTAGAAGGAACTTAATGTCGCACATATCATAAAACAGATCCTTGATTTTTCTATATCGTAACCTTAGTTCTGGAGGCAGGTCGTTGTATCTTATTTTCTGAAGAAAATTATTGACGCTTACTTCTGCAATTTGTTTTCTTTCCTGTTCCTTCTGAACTTCTACAGGTTTTGAAATGGGAGTGGGTTTGGTTTCTATTTTTACTTTAACCTGGACAGGAAGTTCTTCAGAATAATATGGACGCAACTCTTTACAGAGCATCGCAATGTTCCTGTCGTTCTTTCCTCCTCGTTTTAATGAAGCGATAAGCCGGTGATTAGATCCAGGCAACGAAGCGTATAATTGAACGCCGGACTCATAATCTTTAGATTTAAACCAATCTGTAACTTCTTTCATACTACTAATATCCAACTGCACGGAATCAAAATAAAGGACACAAAAAAACCGCTCCGATATGGGGCGGAGCGGTTTCAACTAATCAAAAAAAAACAACTATGAAAAATGGAAAGAGTTTTGCATTATTCCGTCTCGAGCTTTCCGGGCGGAAAAATGAAAGTTGGTATTTTTAGTGTGTGATTTTCATTTTCATAATTCATTTTGCTTTGCCAACCCACATCAGTAATGTATCTAATATTTTCTGAAATAAAGTCGCGATAAGCGTTGGCTGAATTTGATTCGATTAAATTATCTTGGCCCCTTAAGGTTTCAGAAATTATAACATTGTATTCTGTCTCAGCAAAGACAGCTTGATTTTCAACAACTGTGAAAGCTGTCAAGGTAACTACACTTAACTCAGCATCGTGGAAATCCACAATAGAAGAGTCTGTCGAATCTTGGCTCAGGTCGGCAGTAGTGTTTCCGAATCCCGTGAAGCACATCATTCCGATGCACAACATTATAAAACCAGCTTTCGCTTTCATAAAATTTTTATTTATCATTTTCCAGGGACTTTGATTTAGTTTCAGCAATGCGCTTCAATGTTTTAGATCTGGATAGTCCGGTGAGGATCTTTAATTCTTCAGCTGTCCTGGCGTTTTGTACCATAGAAGCTATTTCCTTCACGCTAAGCTTTTGCTTCTTTAAAAAGGGGCCTGCATCTGGCCCTAAGGAAATAAAAGGAAAGACCCGGCGGGGCAGCTTGTAAATAGCAAGTGCTTTTTGGTCACTTACCTCGCTGTTACTATCTACAAATCCAAGGCTTGGAATGTGATATTTGCCGGGTGCTATCTCAAATATTTTGCTCATTAAGGTATTACTGGTGCAGGAAATTCAGTGATTACACCTGCATATTCTGGCGCAGGATAAGGCGCTGTATCCATTAATTTAATGGTGGTTCTCTTTACATCCCCGGCTTTTTGTCCAGACGAAGCGGTAACTTCAGTCATATAAGCAGGAGACAACTCGCTACCTATTTGTTTTATGTGACCATCTTTTTCTTTCACAACAAAAATCATTGGAGTGCTTTTGTACTTGCGTACATACCCTGCGTTTCTAGCACCGGTTCCTTGCAAGCCTCCAGAGAAACTGTTATTGAAGTTAAGATTCCCTTTCTCACCAACTTGGGCAGTATCTATCATACCAGTATCTGGATCTAAGTAGATCCTGTGGAATCCGCGACCTACTATAAAGGTGTGAGCCTCCGCAATGGTTGCGATAGATTCTAGACTTGTACCGGTCTTTAAATCCAATGGCTTAGCAATAGTTAAAAAGTCGTAAACAGATGCGCCAAAAACGCCTGTTTCACTTACTCCCGCAACAATCTCTTCGGTTGGGCAGTAATCAATATTTTCTAATGGAATAACGTCCTCGCAATTTATCATGGTCTTAATCTATTTGTGTTAAATACGAACTGTTACCATAAACCAATTCAGTAATAACTTCCTCAGAGTTGAGGATCTCTTCCTGGGTCATAGGATGGCCACCAATATTTAATGTCCCGGGGGCTTTCGCTTTAAAGGACCACTTTCTGTTACGGCTGTCTTTATAAAAAGGAGCTTCTTTTTCTTCAGCTTTATCAGCTTCGGCTTCATCAGCTGCAACCTTATCCGCAGCAGCTTTTTTGGCTTCGGCTTCTTCAGCAGCAACTTTCTCCGCAGCAACTTTCTCCGCATCAGCTTTTTCGGCTTCGGCGTCCGCATCAACTTCAGCATCTTCCGTGGACGTTCCAGTTTCTACTTTCGCAGTAACTTCTATTTGAGCCAATTCTGCTTCTTTAGCTTGAATGGCATCTTCTAGTTTCGCATTGGTGTCCAGACCTTGGGTGTCTATACCCAGGTCTGCACACTTCTGCTTAAGTTCAGTTTTGTTCATATTTAATTTTTATATGGGAGTTACTCCGTTAAATCCGAAATATTTCTGGTTCAACTCTATAGATCCNAGTCCGTAAAGAGTATCGGTATAGTTAGAAACAAANACCATCTCGTTAATAAGGAAATCATAACCTTTCCAGAATTCCAAGAAGATCTTGATCTTGTAATCTTGCTTCTGGATATCTGTAATTGTTGGAGCGTCAAAAACATCGATCAACCTTTTGAAATTTCCTTCAGTAGTTGCGAAGATTCTGTCATCTTCCATTCCTTCCAGGATCACGATCTCTCTTTTTACCAATCTGGTTTTAAGAGTATCATTCAGGAATTTGTTGTTTCCAAATTTCTCTTCGTAATCTATAACATAACGCTCTGCGTTGTTTTCGCTCATAAAGACCTTCTTGATCTTGCTCTTCATTTTAGAAGGGAGCTTACGCTCGAAAGATGTTACCTGGTCCACCATGTTAACATCTGTTAACGCATCCATAGGAATCTGGAATGCCGGATGCTTGGGAGCAACAACTCTGTTTGTCATGTTGTCAAGCAAGGCCAAAACCCCGTTCATAGAATAACCGAATTCCGTTTTTCTAGCAGGATCAAAAACTCCGTTGATAGAAAGCGTGTGCATGTTATCTAATACTTTAGGCAATAACTCGTTGTCCATGATGTATTTGGAGATAGGCATATCCTTTGCATCCTTATCTTCAGCATACAACTCAGCGAAGTAAGAAGAAAGGATTTCTGAAGGGATAAGAGGGAAATTCACCTTCTGGTGGTAATCCTGCAGTATTTTGTGCTCAATTTCCATCACTCCAAGTTCTGTCCATACCGGAGCATAACCTTGAACTAGATCACCAATTAACGTGTGAGCTTGTGGATATTTACCTTTTACCTTTGTAAGAGGCTTGGTGTGTTTATCCAATGTGATCTCAGCTCTGTTTAAAGTTGCTGAAATCAATGTTGGATTGTGTGCAAGGAACGTGTTTAATTCCTTTACAACATCATCTATAAGAATAGTTTCGTTTGCCATTATTTTTTAATTTGGGAATAGATTGAATTATTGAAATCCACGTAGGAATGCGCAGAAGGATCGGTCTCATCAGCAGCGCTTCCAGTATGTTTTGCGCCTGGCTTAGCGTTTAAAGCAGTGATTTGTGCAGTTAATGCAGCTTGTACATCTTCAGCAGTAGCATCTGCAGCAATATTTTCTACACCGGCAAGAGTGGCTGTTGCCTTTAAAGCATCAAGACCAGAATTGTCTGTAGTTTTTTGTGCAGCTAATGCAGCGGTGTGTGCATCTTTTTCGGTTTGCAAATCTGCTTCAGCTTTCGCTTGAGCATCTTGTGCAGTTTTTAAACTTGTAGCACTGGCAGTAAATTGATTTTCAATCGCAGCCTTTTGCTCTTCGTTTAGGTAGCTTCCATTGGCTGTAGACGCCAATGGCGCTTTTAATCCAAGGGTAGCTTCCAGATTCGGATAAGAATTTGGTTTACTCATGTTTGTATTTGAATTTGGGTTTTGTTTTTCTGTGGGGATATTAAATGTCATCGCGGCATATTGGCCGAATAACTGAACAGGCGACAAACTTTTTACGCCTTTTGGAACCTGGGCTTTTTTCTTTTTTATGATTGTATCGTAAAAACCAATCTCTTGAGCTTCTTCAGCATTGTACCAATTATCCGTATAATTCAGGTAGTCTTTGGCAACTTCTTCAGCCGAAATATTTAACCGATCTTCAATAGTGGTACCCATCGCCTGGTCTATCTTTTCACCCGCCTTCAGCTGCTCTTCTACTTCAAGTTTATTTCCGTAGTAACTTCCGCTGGAATTGTGGACCATTAAAAGTGAATTGCTGTAAGCGTGAATTTCAT